TCGTCGACAATCTGTCCCACGGCATTCATCTGCCGGATACCAGCGGGGACGGGGAGCACGCGGGGCGCGGCTACGTGATCGCGGGGAACACGATCCACTCCAACGACGGGGACGGCATCCGACTGGAGGCGACGCGGGCGCTTCAGGGCTCGGCGATCTTCAACAACCAGATCACGAGTAACGGCGGCTTCGGCATCAACTTGACGGTATCGGACCTGCTCCAAGGGCTCGCTTTTATCGACCACAACAACGTGTGGAACAACACGAGCGGAGCCCGGAACAACCTCAATGCCGGGGCCAACGACCTCGCCCTGGACCCCGGGTACGTGAACGCGGCGGGCGGGAACTACGCGATTGGCACGGCCACGAAGGCGGCGGGCTACCCCAAGGCGTCGGACTTCATCGGTATCACCAGCGCCACGCGGACCTTCGTGGACATCGGGGCCGCGCAGCGGGAAGAGCCCGTGTTGGGTTCGATCACCCGCGGTATTCGGGTGCTCTAGTGGCCCTCCCCGTCATCCTCGTCAACAGCGCCACTGGAAGCGATACCGCCGCCAGCGGGGCCGGGCCGACCCCCGCGTTGACCGGGACGTTGCCGGTGGGGCGCAGTCCGACCGTCAGCTTCGTCGACATCGGGGCCGCGCAGCGTGAAGAGAGTGGCGGGGGCTCGATCCTTCACGGGATCACGGTGGTCTGATAATGGCCTGGCGCAACGCCCTCGTGACCCTGGACCGGATCGAGGACGGGCGTCTCTATCTCCAGGTCGGTCCCGAGGGGTTCAGCGTGGACCGCGACGTGCTCCAGCGCATGGTGCTCCGTGGGGACGGGCTCGACGGGCTGTCGGTCCTGGCGTTCCAGATCGCTGATCGCCTCGCCGAGGCGGGCCTGGACCCGCAAACCTTGACTCTCGCCCAACTGCGGACGCTGATCGAGAGTCAGCCGTTCCGGTACCCCCACTAGGCCATGGCCGTTTCGCCAGAAGCGCTCTCGCAGCTCCGGCTCGGAATCATCCCGAGCCTCGGGATCAATAATAGCACGGCCACCCTGGCCATGAGCGCGGCCGCGACATGGTATGGGTGCAGCTACAACGCTCCCGCGAGCAAGACGCTCGCGGCCGTCGAGCTGTACGTCCATTCGATCACGGCCGTTCCCCTCGCGGCAGACTTCCAGATCGAGCTGTACTCGGACACGGCCGCCGGCATCCCGAACGCCACCGTCGAAGCCCGAACGGCGGACGCGAACCCGGCCGCCGGTTACGTGCGCTGTAGCGGGTTCACGACGGCGCTGACGGCCGGCACGCGCTATTGGTTCTTGAACAAGAACCTCAATGCGCTTCCGGCCACGAACTTCTGGACGCTGCGGTTCGCCGGTGCTCAAGGGGCCTTCGCGCCACCGATGTTGCACACCGGGACGACCGGGACGTCCAGCTTCACCAAGATACACTCGACGGACTCCGGGGCCACCTGGGTTAGCACGTTCGCGTGGGCCGGGATGATGATGCTGGAGTTTTCCGACGGCTCGTTCGACGGCATCCCGATCTACGCCCTGGTCCAAGTGTCCCCGGTAGGCGTCGGCATCTACGGCGCGCGTGAACTCGGGAACCTCATCACCACCCCGCTCAACGCGACGCTGAACATCAAAGGGTTCGGTCTCGGGGTCGCCGTCGAGAGCGGCTCGCCGACCGGGAACCTCCGGGGTCGCCTATACAACGACACGACGCTCCTGGCCACGTCGCAAGAGGTGTACACGCCGTCGCAGCTTACTGGTAGCACGTTCGTCGAGTTCACCTTTGCGACCGTGCAGGCCGTCGCGGGCGGCTCGACGCTCCGCTTCGTCTTCGGCGAGACGACGCAGAGCGACACCAGCGGGAACCGCTTCAACGCCACCTATTGGGACATCAAGAATACCGCTGACGCACGCGGTCTCCTCCCGTTCGGCGGGTCCATGAAACAGACCTACCTCGACGGGACGTGGACCGAGGACAGCACGAAGCTGATCCCCGGGTATCTACGCCTGGACACCGACGGAGAGTTTGCGGTGGCGACCATCCTTCACGGTATTCGAGTGGTCTAAGGAAGCCCGGGTAACGCCCAGGGCTTAATCCCATGGCCGTTTCGTTCGTCAACGCCGGGACCGAGGGCAGCGCCGCCTCCGATAACGTCACCCCCGGGGCGCCCGCGTCACCCGTCAACGGGGACATCTGGATCTGCGCCTGGCATACCAGTGACCAGGGCGCCGGCACGATGTCCGGCGACTGGACTTCGATCGTTCAGGGGAACGGAGGCGGGACGACTTCCCGCCTGGGCGTGTGGTGGCATCGCTACGCGGGGGTTGACCCGTCCCGAGTCGTGACCCATACGGGGGGGCAGACCCCGATCGCGGGGATCGCGGCGTTCCGAGGGTGTCGAGCAGTCGGCTCTCCCGTCAATACGTTCTCCGCCATCGGTGGAGGCACCGACGATTCGATCGAACACACGGGGGTCACCCCCACGGTCGATCGGTGCGTCATCCTCGCGTGTAACGGGTCGGCGGACGATAACAACCGGACGACTCCACCCAGCGGGTATTCCGTCGCGTTCGAGGACACCGCGGGCGGGACCCAAAACTGTTACCAGTCCGCGGCGGGAGGTCCTGACGGCTCAGTTGCGCTGCACTACCTAATCCAGACCGCCAAGGCCGCCACCGGGACGATCACGGACACCCAGTCGGCGGGGGACGCCTGGGCCTCGACGTTGATCGCGTTGTTGACGGACGGGGTAGAAACCTCGGACACCCTGCCCGTGGGGCTCACTGACGCCGGGTTGGCCACGGCGCAGGTTCCCGTTCCCGACCCGCTCCCCGTTGCGATCGACGATGTGGGAGTTCTGACCGCTATCTTCCCGAAGCCCGACGACCCGGTTGAGGTGGGCCTCACCGACACCGCCGTCGTCGACACCGGGGGCCCCTCGCCGATCCCCGTCTCAGACACTCTTCCCGTCGGACTCGCGGAGGAGTTGACCCTCCAAACCGTCACGGCCACGTCGGAAAGTCTTCCGGTTGACCTGACCGAGATCGCGGGCCTCCTGGCCTCTCTGGCCACGTCGGAAAGTCTTCCGGTTGACCTGACCGAGATCGCGGGCCTCCTGGCCTCTCTGGCCACGTCGGAAAGTCTTCCGGTTGACCTGACCGACAGCGTCCGAGTCACGGTCCCGATCACGACGTCCGACACCTTGCCCATTGGGTTGATCGAACAGAACGGCGTCGTTGACGCCCTTTCCATAGGCATTTCGGATGTCTCATCGGTCCTGATCGGGATTCCGGTCTTGGAGACGCTGCCGGTCGGCCTGGCCGAGGACGCCCGAGCAACACGTCTCGTCCTCGTTATTGACGACCTGGCTGCGGTCCTCGACGACCTGATCGGCTTCAATGAGTTCCTGGAGATAGGCCTCGGTGAAGCCGTCGACGTGGAAGACGTCACGGGTGGGGGCGCGACCCCGATCGCCGCCGCGGACTCGCTTGCGGTCGGACTCACCGACACCCTAGCCCTTTTGGTGCTGGCCGCGCTCACCGACTCGATCCCGGTCGCGCTCACTGAGACCGCCGATCTCCTGACCCGCCTGGCCGTCGACGATCCCCTTGCTGCCGGGCTCGACGACTCGGCGGCGCTTCTGGCCGCTCTCTCTGTCAGTGACTTGGTGGCCGTCGACCTGACCGAGACCTCCCGGGCGGTGGTACTGAATCCCGTCGCGGACGCGCTCCCAGTCACCGTCGACGAGATGGCGGCCCTCCTGGCGAGCTTGACGGTGACGGACCCCACCGCGATTGGGTTCACGGAGACCCTCGATCTTCTGACCACGGTCCAGGCGGCCGAGGCCCTGGCGTTGACCTTCGACGAGTTGGCCAACCTCTTGGCGATGGCCGCGGTGAGCGACCTCCTTGAGATCGGACTCTCGGATGTAGCCTCAACAGTCCTCCAGATCACCGGGGCCGATTCGGTGGCCGGCGTCCTCGACGAGATGGCGGCCTTGTTGGCGCTGGTGTCAGTCCAAGACCCCCTGCCGGTCACCCTGGACGAGCGGGCCGACCTCCTGGCCCGGTTGGCTACGGTGGACGACCTGGCCGTGGTCCTGGCCGATTTGGCCACCCCCCTGGCCCAGTTCACGGCCCTGGACACCCTCCAGGTCCAGGTCGACGAGTTGGCCACCCCGGCCGTGGTGGTCCAGGTGTCGGACCCCCTGGCGGCCGTCCTGGTCGAGTTCGCCGACCTCCTGGCCCGCCTGGAGGCCCTGGATACCCTCCAGGTCGCGATTTCGGAGACGGGGGCGGTCCTGGTCCAGGTGGCGGCCCAGGACTCGCCAGCGGCCCTCCTGGACGACCTGGCGGCCATCCTGGCGGCCCTCCAGGTGGCCGACCCCCTGGGGATCGAACTTGGCGAGACGAACAACCTCCTCGTGGTCCTCCGCACGGAGGAGTTGACCCCGGCCGGCCTGGAGGAGGTGGCCAGAGCGATTGCCGTTCTGGCGGCTCAGGACCTCGTGGCGGTCGACCTGACCGAGGTGCATTACCTGGTGGTCCCTCTCCAGGTGCTCGACACGGTGACGCTCCAAATCACCGACACCCAGTCCATCCAGATCACCACCGTCGCGATCACCTTGGGGCCCGTCATCATCGCGACGGTCCGGCCAAGCCTTCCACCCCGGACCGCCGAGTCTGGGCTCGGGCCCCGGACGGTGGTCTGGCCCCGAGACATGCGACAAGTCGTCCCACGTGGGGGAGCATAGGGACAATGGCCGCCAGATTCGAGATCGCGTCCGGTTGGACCGCCATAATCCCTTTCGCCCTGAAGATCAACGGGGTGATGGCGACGAGCTTTTCTACTCAGGACGTGGTGGAACTGATTCTCCGGCGCCCCGAGGGCGAGCGAGTCCCAACCTCGGGGGACGTGGTGCTGATCGCTTCGGCGACCTCAACGTACAACTGCACCTACACCCCCGGGCCGAACGATCTCCGGGTGGCTCCGAACCCCTACCTGGCTCGCTTCAAGGTGACCGACGGTGGGGGCAAGGTTCAGTACTTCCCTCACGCCGCCGCCGACGAGTGGCTGATTCACTCAGCATGAAACTCAAAATCAAAGTCGACGGGAAAGACGGGCTCCTCAAGCGCTTCCTGGAGCTTGCCGACGCTGTACGTCCTGCGGTGGCCCGAGCCCTGGCTGAGGAAGCCCGAGCCCTCTTCGAAGCGAGCCAAGCGCTGGTGCCCGTGGACCAGGGCCCGCTTAAGGCCTCGGGACAGATTGGGCTCCCCCAATGGACGGAGGATCACGCAGAAGCCGAAGTGAGCTACGGAAGCGCCGCCATCCGGTACGCCTGGTCAGTCCACGAGAATCCCCGATCCGGGAAGACTGGGGGGATCTCCCCGTCGGGCCGGCGGTATAAGACGTGGGCGAAGACGGGAACTTGGAAATTCCTCGAACAGCCAGCTACAGAACGGGCGAAAGATTTCGAGTCTCGGCTCACGGCCGAGGTGACCAATGCCCTGGCTCGATGAGTTGGGGGCCTACCTCCAAACTCAGGGGCTCGGCACCCTCGCCAGCACCTTGTTCCTGGGGGTCGAGCCTGAGACCCCGGATACCTGTGTGACACTCCTGGACTCCCCCGCTAGGGGCATGGCTGTCCGGGCCATGGGCCCGAGTCTCGGCCTCCCGAGCCTGGAACGGCCCCGTGGTCAACTGCGGGCTCGTGGACTGGACTACGTGGCCGCCCGGACCCTGGCGGCCTCGGGGTTGGCCCTCCTGGATTGGCTCGGGCCTGTGACCCTCTCTGGCACCCGGTACCTTCACGTCGTGGCTCTCCAGCGCCCGGCGGTTCTCTTTGATCGGGACCAGAACGACCGGTACATCTTCGGCTTCAACTTCGAGATGGCGAAGGCCCCGAGTTAGCCGGCTCCACCCACCCGGCGGGTCGCTCCACCCGCTGTGGTACCTCCACCGCCCCGAGGCCCTGTCGGCGACCCAGGGAGTCGGGACGGGGTGGGTGGCCCCTTGCTAAGGTGGGTTTATGACGCGAGACGGGTTCCGGGAAGCAATCGCCGTGCAGGCTGCGGCCCTGGTGTCCACCGAACGAGGGCGTCAAGCGGTTGATCTTTTGAGTTTCGCGGCTCTGACCGAGTCGGTGCTGGATCTGGCCACCCCGGGCCCGTTGCCCGAGGTGCCGACCGTGGCACACGGACACGACTGGGCCGACTCGACGAGCATGGGTGCTGACCGGCGCACCTATCTCTGCCGGATCTGTGGGGAAACGCGCTCGGTGCCCTGGGGCGAGACAAGTGTCGTGGAGGGGGGAGTATAGGCCATGGACCTGATCTTCAAGAACGCCCACTTTTCGCTGACCACCTCGACCAACGACCTGTCGGCCAAGGTCCGGTCGCTCCGGCTCAGTCGAACGTACGACATCCACGACAACACGCGGATGGGTCACACGGCCCACTCGCGGATCACCGGCCTGGAGGACTGGCGGGCCGAGGTGACGTTCTTGCAGAACTTCGCCTCGACCGAGAACGAGCCCATCGACGCCCTCTTGGCCGCCAAGGTGCTGGCCGGGGTAGCGTTCGAGATCGCGATGCGGCCGGTCAACGCCGCTCGGACCTCGGACAACCCGGAGTTTCGCGGGAACGTGGTCATCGAGTCCTACGAGCCCATGACCGGGGCCGTCGGGGACCTCCTGGAGACCACGGTGCCGTTCCTGTCGGCCGGGAACCTCTCGCGACTCGTGTCGTCGTCGTAACCCTCCTGAGCCCTTGGTCGCGGCGGGGCGGCCGTCGACCAGGGGCTTTGATCCCCGTCCGCCAGTCTGGAGCGGTGTCGCATGCCAGCTAGTGTCCTCTCGGTCCAACTCGACAGGGACCGCATTCTCTTCTTCCGCACCTCCGACGTGATGCTCGCAGAGGGCCAGATGGGTAAGAGTGCCCGTCAAGCCGTTTCGGACATGAGCGTCAGGGACCTCGTGATCCTGATCCAGGCCGGGCTCCGCCACGAGTCGGACTACTCGATCGAACAGGTCTCGGACATGATCGACAAGGCCAAGCAGCGGCCCGAGTTCTCCGTGATCGGCCTCTGGGGCAAGCTCATCGACGGCCTGGTCAAGAGCGGCATCTGGCCGGAGTCCAAGTCCATGAAGGCCCCCGTGGACCCCACTGGGGCGTCGGACCACACCCCTGGGAGTTCGACTCCCTAACGACATGGTACCGGGCTATGGAGCCCAGGCTCTACGGCCCGTTGGGTCTGACGCCCATCACGGCGGGGGTTTTCACGCCGGCTGACCTTCGTAAACTTTACGCCGGGTACCTCTGGCGAGAAGAGCGGAAGACAGACCACGTGTCGGCCCTCATGGTCGCGATCTACCAAGCCGCCGGGGTGAAGCGTGTCTCGGTCAAGAAGCTCCAGGGCGGACGGGCTAGCGGGGAATCCTGGATTGACGGCTATCGGAAGAAGCCTGAGACCCCATGATTGACGTCGGCAACCTCCGAGCGACCCTTGGGGTCGACATCTCGGAGTTCCTGAAGGGGTTCGACGAGGCCCAAAACTACGTCCACTCCTTCGTCGAGAACGTGGGGGATCTTGGCGGCGCGGGGGCCGAAGCGACCAAGGGTCTCACGGCCGTCAAGACGGCGATAGCTGAGACCGTCAAAGGGTTTGACGCGGGTCGAGAAGTCGTACGGGAGATGGCCCGGGAAGTCGCCGAACTGCCACGGCCCATCGTGGAAACCACCCGGACGTTCGAGGCCATGGCTCGTGCCGTAACGACCCTCGACAACTCCCAGCCGTTCTCCGGGATGGCGAAAGGCCTCGACGTAGTCCAAACCAAAACTGACGACCTTCTCGCCACTACAACGGCTGTTGTGGCGACAGCCAAGGGCATGAGTGGGCTCTTGAATGTCCAGGCAGCGATCGCCAAAGGGGCCCCGATCAATGTACTGGGGGATCCGA